AAAAGAATTAAAGTCATTCAGAGGTGGCATTCTAGCCACGCAATTCATCAAACCAGTCCGTATTGAAGAAATCTTGAAACCCGAAGTGTCCCTAAGGGTTGTCATATCAGATATCTCAATGTCACATTTGGGGGCAAATAGTGAACAAGGGAATCTTTCACTTCTGATGTTGAAACCACAATTGGGTGCAAACAACACCTTACCATCTCTACAAATCCAATCACCAGGATCACATTTTGCCATGAAACTTTCTAAGGTTGTTTGCGTTAATTGAAGACACTCACTCAATAGTTCAAATATCAATTCTGGGTCATCAAAATCCGTTTTGTAAACATCAAACCTGTTGAATGGATCATTATATTTCACTCTCAGTCTACTCCCACCTCTAAACACAGTCAAATCAAAATTGCCAAACCATTTCCCATCATCATAAGTCTGACGAACATCCCAATAGTGAAAATTAGTTCCAGTTGCTTCAGTCCACTTCACAATGTCTGTTACTTTCCCCACATACATTAAAGGAATTAAAAGTCGTTTTTTAACATTCTTACTTAGATTTGTGTCACTCATGATAAAATTTATTTGCTCCTCTGTTATATCTTCAAAAGATTTTTCCTGCAAATCATCAAGACCAGCCATCCCTGATAGAATGAAATAGTTGTATCTCATAAACATATCATCATATGACAAAGGAGGAGTTGCTATTGCTGCCTCACTCAGTTTGATGGAATGTGTTAATGAGATTGCACTGTTTCTTTCAGTTATATTCTGATAAGTGTCTCTAATATCTGAGGTGGATGTTCCATACATAATAGCTTTAAGGTTTCGGTCATTAAGAGAATACAGCTTGAGTAATAACATGACCACTGATTTAGTTTGATCCACTATCGACCCTGAGAATTGTTCTCTTGTTTCTTCAAGGGTGTCCTTGATCATGGGATAATATGTCTTAAGTATATGAACATCTCTAACTAGCTTAGTCTCTCTTTGCTCTGAAGGAGTTTCTTTCATCCACAAAAATCTTATGACATCAACCACTGTGTTGTACAACCTAGTCCCAATTTTAAACACTGATTGATGTCTGATTGTCTGAATTTCAAGGGCACTACGTAGTCTATCTGGAATTGGCGAGTATGACTCCCCTAAGAACATTTCATAGTCCATCCATTTGGGATAAAGGAATTTGATCTGTTTATCGAGATCATTATAAGTTGATTCATGTTTCATCAGGTATTCAACACAATCTAGGTATTTCATTCTTCTATCAGACCCATTGACATGGAATGCTTCAGCAGAAACAGAGGCTGAAACTCTCCCATAGTATATTGATGAAGTGATTGTCTTAACTGCTTCTTGAGCCCCTGGGACAAGAACCTTCTGCATGATTTTAAATTTAACATTTTCAACAGTTTCACACGGCTTGAACAATATTAAGGGATCTTTAACTATCATTGCCTCAACTTCATCTCTAGACATTAATCCCATCTCTGCTGCTCTCTTTATACGTATGTACTGTTGAATTGGACCAATGGATGCTTCAATTCTCAACAATCCACCCATCATAGTTTCACCTTCCTCAAGTTCCGCCATGGTCTCAGCCAACTGACCTTTAGCAATTTTATGTGATTGTCTGAAAAGATGTCTTGTCTCTTCATTGTACTCATTCAGAGTTCTGAATAGTTTGTAATTATAGAATTCTGGTCCAAACATCAACATGAGGGTGGGGTTAAACACTGGGTAAGTTCCCATGTGATAAGGTTTTGCTTGTATGTTTATGGATTCAAGACTATTTACCATTCCTGATCCAGTGTGATATATACTTTCACAATACCTCTTGTTCATCATGTGTGCCACTGAGTACAAATCCAATGTTCCACCATTCTCAATAATAGGCCTACATGCAGCATAGGATTCTTTCACCATTTTGAAAAATGAGTCTGTGTTTACTGGGTGAACTGAGGCCAGTGAAAACTTAATTAGTGTTGGGAAAAATGTTAAGTTAGACATGAATAATGAATTAAATTCTCCAATTATGGGATTTATACTACTTTTTGCTTTAGATGTTGAGCAATTGAATAGTCTCTCAGAAATCTCCTGACACTTCATAAACAGGTTAATTTTCTTGATAGTCAATGATACCAAGTGAACTTCCACTGAAAGGGCTGTGAAAGAGTCATCTGATGAAAATAAATCAAAATGATCATTAGAATCAATCCCCATATTCTTACAGGCTTTTTCATATAACTTATCTCTGAATGAAATCATTGATGCATGTAGGTAGGAGGAAGTGTAATGCAAAATGCCTTGCCCCATGTTGGATTCATTCACGAAATAAATTTGAAGATCCCTAAGGAATTTCTCTTTTAGTGTTTGTAAATTCTTATCCTTTCTGTGTTCCAATTTGTTGTTGGGATCCAATGCCCAAGCTCTTATGAGCCTTTCAGGTAATATACATTTCTTGTTTTGATGCAATATTAATTGTGAGACGATGTACGGAAATAAAGTTCCCAACTGCTCTTTAAATGGTGTGAAAAGGTACAGGAATTGTATGGGGACAAACGATGGTCCCCATCTACTTTTATCCATACTGAAGAAGACAGCCATCCGTTTTCCAGGTTTCTTTTTTACCTCATACAACACCTCTTTGATTAAATCATTTTTTGATGCTCCATGTGTCAGAGTTTCTCTTTTGTCAAACTGACAAATG